CTCCAGTGGGCGGCGCATCCGCTGTGTGAGTGTTGCAAGGAGCGGGGCAGATACGTTCTCGCGACGCTTGTCCATCACATCAAGCCGCTCGCCGACGGTGGCACGCACGATGAGAGCAATTTGATGTCGCTCTGCGTATCTTGTCATGAGCGGATTCATCAGCGCGGCAGAGGCGACCACTAGATCCCCTAGGGGGCGGTCAAGTCTCTAAAACCGCGCCATTACTGGACCGGGGAGGGGGCGTACGCACAAAAACGTCGGTTCAAACGGGGTATTAAAGGAATGGGGGCGAGATGATGGCGCGTGACGGTACAAATCGTGGTGGTAGGCGAGTCCGGGCGGGAGACAAACCCGAAGCACTGGCAGACAAAATTGCAGGCGGGGGGAGGGGGCGGCACAGCAACGGAAAGCCGCTCGGTGCGGATGAGATTTTCCGCGAGACATGGCTGTGGCTGAAGGAGCGCGGCTGTGAGCGGCTTATCAATCCCCGTCTCATCGAAAGCTACGCACAGGCATTTGCCCGTTTCATCCAATGTGAGGAAGCAATGAGTCAATACGGGCTCATTGGCAAGCATCCGACCACAGGAGGTGCGATTGCAAGTCCCTTCGTCCAGATGGGACAGGCATTTCAGAAACAGTCCAATCTGCTCTGGTATGAGATTTTCGACATCGTAAAGCAAAACTGCACCACCACATTCAGCGGCTCGCCGCAGGAAGATCGTATGGAGCGACTGCTGCGTTCGAGGAAGTGAATATAAAAAGCAAGACCCTCATGAATCTTGCTTTTATGGACACGCAATTAAAAAATACTTACTTTGAATAGTATAGATGACTTACGCAGATTCCGCAGACATTTTTATTACCATTTTGTAATTTTGCTGCTATCAGACGAGTTTCTGCTTCATCAAAGAAACACTGTATGTCACCATTTTTTGATTTAATTTCTAAAGGTTTAGTTTCCTTTGAGACTGTTTTATTCTTTTTACAAATTGAAGTAACGTCATGAGCGACCTTTTGAAGCTGTGGGGTATATGTTGCTCGATGAATGTGGATTTCTTGTGTGTCTGAGTCTGCATTCATATGAAAACAATAACATTTTTTGAAAAGTGTCATGTAAATCACCTTGCCTTTCTTTTTATGTAATATTCAACACAGAAATTATATATTCCTTCCAACAGTACATGAATTCTAGGAGGCTAAATTTTGAACAAAACAACAAGCGAGATGAAGCTCGTTCCAATCAGTAAACTCGTTCCATACGCGAACAACGCACGGACGCATTCGCCTGAGCAGATCAACAAGCTGCGCGGCAGTCTGCGCGAGTTCGGATTCGTGAGCCCCGTCATCATCGACAAGGACTATGGCATTCTCGCAGGACACGGACGTGTTGCTGCCGCACGGGCAGAGAACATCGAGCAAGTTCCATGCGTATTCGTCGATCATCTGACCGAGGCGCAGAAGAAGGCATACATCCTCGCAGACAACCGTTTCGCACTTGATGCGGGATGGGACGAGGATATGCTGCGCGTTGAGATGGAAGCTTTGCAGGACATGGATTTCGACATCTCGCTCACAGGCTTCGAGGAATCCGAGATTGCCGACCTGCTCTCTCTGGATGATGGGGAGGCGCAGGAAGACGACTTCGACGTGGATGCGGAACTGAAGAAGCCATGCTTTGCCAAAACAGGCGATGTCTGGCACCTCGGCAAGCACCGTGTTATCTGCGGCGATTCCACACTGCCAGAGACATATGAGCGGCTGCTCGGTAGTGAGAAGGTCAATCTCGTCTGCACGGATCCCCCATACATGATCCAGCTTGAAAGCACATCGGGGAAAATAAAGAACGACGATCTACTCGGCAATGGCGACAGACGCTTCCATCTATGTATTTTACGCAACAGCAAAAGCCCGCATCTTTCATGACGCTTATGAGGATGCGGGCTTTAAAGTTGGCGCAGGTCTGGTGTGGAAGAAAGATCGCCTTGTACTTACACGGACGGACTGGAAGTACATCCACGAGCCGATTATCTGGGGCTGGCGGAAGGACGGGCGGCACAGATGGTACGGCGATCAAAAGCAGACTACCGTCTTTGCATTCGATCGTATCAAGGACTCGAAGAAGGACGGATGCGGACATCCGTCCTCGAAGCCCGTGCCGCTTATCGCATATCTCATCAAGCAGTGTACGCAGATGAACGGCATCGTTCTCGACGGCTTCCTTGGTTCTGCATCAACGCTCATCGCCTGTGAGCAGTTGGGGCGTATCTGCTATGGCGTGGAACTTGAGCCGAAATTCGTGGATGTGGCAGTCGAACGGTACATTCAGAGCAAAGACGGGAATGCCGAAGATGTGTTTTTGGAACGTGACGGTGAGCGCATTCCGTATGCGGATGTGTCGACATCGAAGGAGGAAGCATAATGCGTGTGTTTTTGAATCCGGGTCATGCCCCGGACGGGAATCCTGACCCCGGCGCGTGCGGGTATGGGCTGCGGGAATGCGACGTTGCAAAGAACGTCACAGACCTTGTGGCGGGTTATCTCGCTGCCGCAGGTGTTGAGGTGGTCGGCTGTCTGCAATCTGATAGCCTCCATGAAGTTGTCTCCGCTTCCAACCGTAGCGGTGCGGACGTATTCATCTCCATCCACTGCAACGCCTGTAACGGCACGGCAAACGGGACAGAGGTCTGGCATTACTACGGAAGCGGCGCGGGGGAGATACTGGCACAATGTATCCAGAACCAGATTGTGGATGCGCTCGGTACTGTGGATCGCGGCGTGAAGGGCGCAAAGCCCGGTGTCAACGGTCTGTATGTTCTGAGCAACACGGATGCCGTCGCTGTGCTTGTGGAGCTTGCGTTTATCGATCATGCGGGCGATGCGCAGTTGCTCCGCAGCCGGCAGGATGAATTTGCCCGCGCCATTGCGCGTGGGGTAACGGACTATGAAGGAGAGTGTTGAAGATGAAACTGGAACACATTCAAAACGAACTGAAGAATCATGTGGGAGACTTTGTATGGACGGAGGCAAAGGAAGCGACCGTCCGCTGGCTGCACGAGAAGGGACTTCCCGCAGCGCGTGAAGTGTCGGCGGCGTACACGGCGGCACTGAAGGAGAGCGCGGAGAAGGAGACAGGATGGTGCAGATTCCGTGACCGCATCTTCCTACCGCTTGTCATCGAGGGCGCAATCTGGATGACGGGAAAGATGCTCGAACGTATGACGGCACGAGGGAGCGCGTGAATACGCACACGCCGCTCACGCTCGGCAGTCTCTTTGACGGGAGCGGGGGTTTCACACTTGGAGGGATTCTTGCGGGGATAGAACCGAAGTGGGCATCGGAGGTCGAGCCGTTCCCGATTCGCGTCACCACGAAGCGGCTTCCCTCCGTCAAACATCTTGGAGACATCCATCGGATTCACGGCGATGAGATCGAGCCTGTGGACATCATCACCTTCGGTTCGCCTTGTACGAATCTCAGCATAGCAGGACGGAGGGAAGGGCTGCATGGGCAGGAGTCCATACTGTTCTTCGAGGCTATTCGTATCGTTCGGGAAATGAGGAGGGGGACGGATGGGAAATATCCGAGATTCATCGTGTGGGAAAACGTTGCGGGAGCATTCTCGAGTTCCGGGGGTCGGGACTTCCAATCCGTCCTTACGGAGATCGTCCGCCTCAAAGAGCCGAAAGCACCCGAGGTGCCTTTGCCTCAAAAAGGCGGATGGGCATACGCAGACATTCTCATGGGAGACGGATGGAGCGTTGCTTACCGGCTCATGGACGCACAGGGCTGGGGAGTTCCACAGCGTCGGCGCAGAATCTACCTTGTCGCAGATTTTGGAGGATCAAGTGCCGGAGAGATACTATTTGACACCGAAAGCGTGCGCGGGGATCTTGCGCCGTGCTTCGCTGCGTGGCAAGGCACTGCCCGAGAGCTTGCGGATGGCACTCATGCGTCAGGCGAGAGGGTAAGTGCGGGGTTCTGCACCGAGCATTCTGCACAGAGCCGCAGCATCGGCTATGCGGTGGAGACTTCTCCGACGCTTCGTGCGGGCAGAGTACCTGCCGTATTCGAGTCACATGGTGCAGACGCACGGTATAGTGGCCCTCTCCCCGTTGCACCAACGATTTCCCGTCACTATGGCACAGGCGGCAACAATCAGCCGCTTGTATTGAAGGACGTACAGGCATACGGCATCTCCTCGTTCCAGTCCAATGCCATGAAATCAAGCAATCCGCGCTCCGGGATATATGAAACCGAGACGGCGCGGACGATTGACCAGAGCGGCGGGAATCCTGCGTGCTGTCAGGGTGGCGTTGCGGTGGTCTCCATCCAAGGTTCGATGATCGGACGGCAGGAGAAGAACGGTCCGCAGGGAAGCGGCATCGCAGAGAATGTGAGTTTTACGCTCAACACTGCCGACCGTCATGCTGTCTATGCCATGACCACGGGCTGCCACTCTCATTTTGCAAAGGAGAAATGCCCGACGCTGATGGCGCGGGACTTCAAAGACCCGATGGTCGTCAATCACCCCGTCTATGCCGTCCGCAGACTGACACCGACCGAGTGCGGACGCTTGCAGGGCTTTCCAGACGGATGGTGCGCGGGGCTGGAAACCGACAATCCCACGGAGGAAGAGATGGCGTTCTGGCGCACGGTCTTTGAGACGCACCGAGAAATCACAGGCGGCAAGAAGCCCAAGACCGATGCTCAGATTCGTAGATGGCTCGGGAATCCGCACTCGGATGCGGCAGAGTACAAGATGTGGGGCAACGGCGTTGCACTTCCTTGTGTGTTCTATGTGTTTACAGGAATAGCACATTTCGGGCATTCGGTGTATACAACAGAATTCGCTTGCTAATTCTTCCCACGTGAGTGATGAATGTAATGACCAAAGTACATAAAGGAGGAAACCACCATGAAGGTCAATTACAACATCCAAAAGGAAGAGCGCAAGGCGATGGTCGGGATCGTCGGCAAGGTGCTCGGCGAAAAGTCCGTCTACTGCGGCGCACCGACATTTTCCTACAAGATCGGAGCATTCGAGATTACGAAGGACGGTAGCCTTTGCTTCGACGATGCCCTTGACGAAGTGACCGTTGCGCGTGTGCGCACGGCACTGCGCGAAGCGGGGTTCACGTCCGAGGATTGGGAGAACGAGGGCATCTGCGCAGACACAGGGGCGAAGGAGCCGAGCACAACGGAATCCGCGACGAGCGAGACTCCTTGCGAGGACACGGCGCAGAACGATTCCACCCCGACGGAAACGGCAGATGCAGAAGCTAACTCCTCCGAGGACAGCCTTTCCGTCAGTCTCCCACGCAGCCTTTTCACCGAGACGGCGCTGCAGAATCTGGACGCACTCCTTCGGAGCAAGGGGCAGCTCATTCGCCATGCCTTCGACATCCGCGAGGCGACCTACACACTGACCGATGATCGCATCACCTTCGCATGGCTGCACGGCACGATCACCGATGAGACGGCAAAGGCATACGCCGAATTCATCAGCAAGCTCTGCCTGATGGCGCGGACACAAAAGCGCGTCACGGCAAAGGAGAAGATTGTGGACAACGAGAAATACGCATTCCGCTGCTTCCTCCTACGCCTTGGCATGATCGGGAGTGCCTACAAGGAGAGCCGCAAGATTCTCCTGCAGAACCTCACGGGCAGCAGCGCGTTTAAGAGCGGACATCGGAAAGGAGATGAGCGCCATGCATTTTCCGAGTAAGGAACAGATCGCCGCACTTCGAGAGCGGTATCCGCACGGGACGAGAGTGGAACTCCTCGGAATGGACGATCCGCAAGCTCCGCCGATGAGAACGATGGGCATGCTCATGGGCGTTGATGATGCGGGACAGCTTCTCGTTCGATGGGCGACAGGATCGTCACTCAGCCTTATCCCCGGTGTGGACTCCTTCCGCATCGCAGAGAAAGGCAGTCAGTCATGAACGAGA